AATATGCATTTCAAGATGTTCGCATTGCATACTCTACATGTCTTAATCTTGACATAGATACTTTTATAAAGCAGAAAGTTAGAAAGTGTCCAAATTGCAAGACTTTCTTTTATAGAGATTTTAATAAAAAATCGTATAATTGTCCCTCTTGTAACACTTCTATAGAATAAATATATAATTTACCATATGAACAAATTGTAAGAAATACCTACACCAATATTTATTCTATCAGGATAACCATATCCAATCTGTAGACCACACCCCCAGCGCTTTGCTCTGGAAGTATTGATAATAGTCCGTTTACTATTATACGTCTCAATAAAATCGAGATTAGGACGGAATCCACTAATTACGGCTCGATATTCATCCGTCTTGTATTCCTTCTTCTCAATGGGAAGTACAACAGGTACAGAATCTACCTCCAACGAATCACCTACAAAAATAGGTAAATAAAAAGTATCCATTCGCATAACCTCGATCCGATACGGTTTTGGAACTGTATCACGAACCGTATCAATCACGGTCACCGTATCTCTGACCACTTCACCCGGTACGTGTTCCACCCTTGCCGGACGGAACACGATAAACAGGATAAGAGCAACTATCGCAATGTAAGACAAATATTTCATGGCCGTATGATTACAGGTTTCATAAAATTAGAGAACTCCTTCCGGACATCGAAACATGGGCAAACCTTGATATACTCAAACAGTTCTACCTCCCCATTATCATTCAGATCAGGAGATGTGTCCCGGTGTCCAAGCACCTCGATAATAGGGTACTCTTTACAGAGCTTCGCTACTAAATCGCGCAAAGCTATTCGTTGCGCTTCTGTCCGGGTATCAGCAGCTTTCCCATTAATATCCAGACCGCCGATATAGCAGATACCGATCGAATGCTTGTTATACGACTGCTCACTGAATCCTTTTGTATTGCAATGCGCTCCATCGATAGACAGGGATCTGCCGTTTTCTACAGTCCCGTCAAGGTCTATTACAAAATTGTACCCGATCTGATTAAAACCTCTCTGTTTGTGCATCCGGTCAATGTCTTTTGCACGCAAATCCTGTCCCGCATGTGTAGCTGAGCAATGGATAATAATTGAATCAATTGTTTTCATGTCATCCTCTATTTTAATTAATAATCACTTGGCGGAACCCGGCTTGAACAGCCACGGACATCACACCGTTTCATTTCCGCCTCTTTCAACTTCAATTCGACTTCATGCCGTTTATGTATCTCCTCCAAATGGGCTGACTGTTCCTGACGGAGCTCTACATACAAAGAATCAATCTTCATATCACGTTCAGACATCCGTTTCTCCAACCAATCCACCTGTTTACGTTCATTCTCGTTCTCCATGCTATCAGCAGCGGCATCTTCCTTGCGGGCGTTTGTTTTCCGGTTCACCCAGAAAGTGATTGCCCAGGTAATCGTTGAACTACCTCCTATAGCTCCTAATATTGCCAACCAGTCATTTAATCCCATTTCCTTCTTTTATTAAATTTATAATAGTATATTTGAAACGTTTTTTAAAGATTTAGTTTATCCGCTCGGCCTGTGAAGGTAGGACGGATTTTTTATTTCTTCTCAAATTCTATCAAGTTGATTCCCGGACGATAGCATTGGTTTGCTATGTTATAGAACTTAATATAAATCCGACGATAACGCCCCCTATCTTAAGTTTCTCTCCTCTGCCTTCTGCGACATCTACCACAAATTTCGACTGTCTTTTAGCGGGAGGTATATTTCTTTAAAAACCATTTAACTTTAGTAAAAGTCCCGCTGGTACTGTAAGCGGGAACGGCAATAAATTCCTTTATTCCCCCACGAATGTTGATTAAGTCTGATTCAAACCATTGCGACTGATCTTGCGACTCTGTATGTAATGTATTCCCGAACGTATCCCCGCCTTCAACAAGTACAGTCGTATAGGCTATATCGGAGTTATACGGGGGATAAGTAAAATCCAGTATGGTTACATTAGCACCGTTATACTTTATGTCTGTAGGTAGTACGATGGTAGCTCCATTCGTGCACATGTATTTACAACTCGTGGCTATGTTAAGATTATCCTTCAGCAAGAAAGTGTTAGTCATGCCGGAAACAATCTGAGCGTCAGAATCCCCAAGCAAAGTAAATGGCGTGTTTACCTTTCCCCTAAATGTACCTATCCTTATATCTACCTCCCCTGTATTGCCGTTCAACATCAGATTGGGAATGCCGTTTACTTCTGCCTGAGAACGCATTACGCCATTCTTGTACATAAAGTCCGCAATGTTGGCACCATCAGCAAGCAACGTATCTGTAGCAACGAAACTAAATCGGTTGGCCGGCTCCCAGTTATCGTCACCGTCTACTGACACTGGCGGAGTTGTTACAGAAGATCCATAGACTTTAACCTGAAAGATATAATTAACACCGCCAAAGGAATAAAACATGATATCCCTGTAGTTGTCATCCCAAACATAAGGAACCCCGCTTGAATATCTTCCACATACACGGGGCATTGCGCCATTTGCACCATTGGTCCCATCCTTTATGATACCTATGTTTACTTCATCTACATAGTTGGTATTCCAAGCTTCCGCATCCGATTTAACAGCATAGGCCCTTGCTCCGAGTGACGTCGTACTCGCTGTTACTGTCATTAGAGTGGAACTCGACTGAGCACTGCCTACATATACTTTGGCTCCGTCTTTATCCACTCTTCTATATGCGAGATAAAAGGAATTGCAGTTCTCGACAGGACCGGCCCCCGTCTGCTTCTTGCATCTCACTGTTATGAACATAGGGACAACGCTTCCCGTACTTCTAAATACAACGGTAGTGCTCGTAGAAGTAAGCCAGTAGGAGGTGGAGTCAGTTCCCGGCTTACCATCTTCACCCGGAGGACCGGGTGTACTGGAACCGCCGCCTTGACCATCTTTTACGACACCTATGATTGATTCAGCTACAAAATTATCGGTCCAGCTATTATTATCGCTCAAATTTTGATATGCTCTCACTACGTAAGAACTATCGTAGGAGCTTGGAGTAATTACTACGCTGGATCGCTTCGAGCCTGAATAGTCATGATCACTAATTGTTCCATTTCTGTATTTTTTCACCCTGATAAAAAAATCACTGCATGTCATCGCATCACTGGTCCCTGTCTTTTTCTTGCAATATACAGTGATGCTGCCAGGAGAAAACACGCCGCTTGATGAATAAGCAAAGTTACTTCCATTTGATGTTAGCCAATAGGACGTGGCATCAGTACCGGGCTTGCCATCTGTGCCCGGCTTCCCATTTTCTCCGTCTTTAGAATACCGTGCCCACAAAGAAGGTACGGAAAAATTTCCCCATATTCCGTTATCCTTTATGCGCTGAGACACCCATTCATACGCATACGAAGAATCAACCCCTACCGGGTCATCAGTCCATCCGGACGCTAAATATTGTTCGTCAGGGGTGGTAGGCTTTATTCCTGTACCTGTTCTCTTGTAGATAAATTCGTGTTCTTTACCATCAACACCGTCTATACCATCCCTGCCATCTTTAACAATTCCGAATGCTATTTCATCTACATAGTTATTGTTCCAAGCCTCCGCATCTGTTTTGTTTTCGTAAGCGCGAACAGATAAGGCTGTCGTTGTTTTAGAGGGGGCAACAACATGTGTGCCCAATGTTGAATTTACCAGAATATTTGTACCGTTTGCGTCCACCCTTCTGTAGACAACATAAAGAGAATTGCAATTCTCGACAGGATTAGTTCCTATTTGCTGTTTACATCTTACTGTTATAAAGATAGGCACAACACTATTCGGTCTGATAATAACCTGTGTAGCACTCGTCGTAAGCCAACGTACTACAGCGCCCTCGCCCGGCTTACCATCTTCTCCGTCTTTAGAATACCGTGCCCACAAGGAAGGTGCAGAGAATCCGCTCCATGTCTCACCGTCTTTTATGCGCTGAGACACCCATTCATACGCATACGAAGAATCAACCCCTACCGGGTCATTGGTCCAGCCGGACGCTAAATATTGTTCGTCAGGGGTAGCGGGGCTTGTCTCTGTTTCGGTCCTTTTATAGATATATTCGTAGATTTTTCCGTCCTTACCGTCTTTACCATCGCTCCCGTCTTTAACGATGCCGAATGCGATTTCATCTACATAGTTATTATTCCACGCCTCCGCATCCGATTTCACAGCGTAAGCGCGAACAGAGAGGGCGGTAGTTGTCTTTGATGGGGCAACAACAGTGGAACTTGTCGGGTTAGCACTTGCCGTAACCTTCGTACCGTCCGCATCCACTCTTCTATATGCGAGATAAAAAGAATTGCAGTTCTCGACAGAACCGGCGCCCGTCTGTTTCTTGCAGTTAACAATAGTCCATATTGGTACGACACTGTTCGGTCGTATGACCACCTGAGTGGCATTGGCGGTAAGCCAGTATGAAGACGAATCAACTGCATAGGCTTGTTTTAACCAGTCTTGATTCGAGTCCGAAGGCTCCGATGTCGTTCCGTTTTCATTGACGCAAAGCCACATCGCACGATTATAAGAAACGCGGTCATAATATGCGTATTTTTGTTCGGAAACATATTCTCCTTTCTCAATCGGAACTCGGATAGATTCCCCTGTAATATCATCAACCTGAAATATTTTACCGGACATGATGATATTTTGAAATACGGCGGAATATTTAGAACAATCAATGCCGGCGACGATACGGTTTTTCTTTTTTCCGATCCAACTTTTTTCCTGTGCCGGTTCCACGTCCCACGTATTTGCATCATCAAAAAAGGTTAAACTATTATTTCCTAACGTCGAGTCTATCATTATATAGGTCTGACGTTCTGCATCGGTAAAGTTCCCGGTCTGCGCAAGTGTCATAGATGCAGCCGGAATAGAACCACTCCCGGGTTTAGGTACGATAATAAATCCTTCTTCTCCGGAAAGAGCCGTTACACGAAACTTCATTTCCCGGAATCCTTTGAATGCGCCGGATTGTGAGTCTTTGTCATGCCAATATGCTAACAGGATATCATCCTCTTTAAAAGACAAAGCTTCCCCCTCTTCCAATACGGGAAGAATTAACCATTTATTTTCATCTACCGTAATGAACTGTTTAACAACACATCCGCCGCCCGGACTGATTATCTGTTTTCCTTTGAACACTATCGCTCTATTATACCGGAGTTCGGGAACGGATAAAAAGCTGCGCAAAACAAGGCTTTTCGCTTCAATCTCGCCGTTTTCGTCAATAATAGCGCCACTGATACCGGGTGTAAAGTTCCCAAAACTGGCGCCTTTCTTAAATAAAGAAAGCGCATTCGCTATAATTCCGCGCAAAAACGTAATGACACCGGATGCGGTATCATCGTTTTTCTTACTGATATAAAGTTCTTCGATTTTCTTTAGCACAGCCTCTATCGCTGCATCTATCTCCTTCAAAGTACGCTTTGAAGAGAGTACATTATCATCGGTTAACTCTGTGGCGGTGTCCGATTCGGCAATGATACGCGAACGAATCTCTAACAGCGTTCGGAGGGATGACAGTACGTTGCTATCGGTAAACGACTTTGTGTCGGTAGCCTTTACAATGTCAACCGAAGCACCTCCACCGCCTCCGCCGTTAACAGTAACGCCGCCAGTCGTCCGGGTGATAACAGCCCCGGCCGGATAGTTCTTTGACCGGGGTTTCGCAGGAATGGATGTAGTTTTAATATCTACCATTTTCAATCATCTTACAATTAAACTGATTCATCGCGAAGTCAATTGTACCGCCCGTGATCGTAAACCGTTTGTTTATCTGATACTTATCGGTTATAGTTGTGATAGGCGTAATCGCTTCGTCGTCTATTAATACCTGCATAAGCTTTGTTTTAGTATACCCGTATTGATTAATGATGCGACGGATTAAATGCTCTTCCGGCCGGACTAATTTCTGTTCAATAGAAGAATAGAGGTTATCGGTTAGGTAATTATCGCCTAACATTACTTTGCTGTAGCACGCCCCATCATTATTGTAACTGGATATCTTAAATTCGATTTCGTCCAATTCGTTAATATAATCCTCGTTAACGACGTTTTCATACGTACGATCCGAGTTATCAGATGTTTCGTCGTCATCCGGCCTATGATATGACAGTTTAAAATCTTTCACCAGTACGCCTCCTGTCCGGAACGACTGTCCGATAGGGGTTAGTAACGTAAATTCAAAATCACCTCTCAAAACCCGGTCTATCGGTATTATAACTCCCGTTACCCCTGAATAGGGCATATCTAAAGTTTTTTGATTTATCATAGGGTAATAATCCTGCTCCGCACCTGTTCTCTCGCAATCCAATTTAAAAGTATATCCGGGATTAGCCGCCCATTCATTCGGCTGTCCAGCACCCGGTCTCAGGCTTCCGTAATACATATTCCCTATACGAATTTGAGCGTAAAGATGTGTTGGCGTACTGCTGTTATCCCAGGGGATCATATCGTCTACGTTTATAAACTTATAGCTTCCGGATACGCAAAATATACCTGT